TGTGCTTTGCCGGGTCGTATAATAGAAATAAATGCTGCCATTCTGGGAATCGAATCAGGTCTCATGCTGTGTAATAGTCCTGTGTAGTTGCCCACATGTACCAATTGCTGTGCCCAAGCTGAATCCTGCCACAATCTCTCCCACGGCGGGTCAGCTGCCAGCATCTCAGCATAGTGTGCAGGGTCTCGAATGAGACCATATACCCCCATGTTTAAAAAGTCTATCTTGAAGTAGCCACGTGACTCAGCAGTTTCGTAATCTAAGGCTGCACATGCCAACACAGGATCATATGGAATATCTGTGACGTACACCCCTGAATTGTGTTTCCTTGCTGTGCTCTGATGCAGTTGTCGTGCTGGAGTGTGTTGAATCAACTTCAGTACCGATTCTCTATCAGCAAAATCAATATCAATATCTGCGCTCACGTTACCATCCTGCCTGCTTCAGCATTTCCTGTGCGTACTCATGATCAGTAGGATATGTTTGGAATTTTTTCTGCCACACGTCTGAATCAATGTACATCCAAATCATGGCCACTTGTTCTGTGCCTAGCTCACTCAAAAACTTTTGCCCCGATTCTGAACTGTAAATTACCCAAGGGCTAATTCGCCCAGTGGTTATGGCATGACATATCACATTGGCATTGCCATAGCGCAGACAATCATGTGCTGGGTTGGTAGTTTTTTCTGCCCAATCCAATCCATATTCCATGGCTCGTGCCAGTGCATCATCCACTGCTTCCAGTGTGAGATAATTTACCAAGTATTCAGTATACACTTGATCGCTGCACCAACGATCAATTTTTTTCTGTTGTTTCAGCAGCCAGGCCATGAATCGTTCAGGATTGATCACTCGAGTGTTCACACAGTAATGGCCAAACTTCACAAATGCACGATAGTACGATGATGTTTCAAAATCTTCAAACGTCTTGGACTTGGCTGAACCTTGCATGGTTTCGTAAAATCTCACGTAGGCCTGCAATGCCAGTTGCACCCCTCTATCGCCGCGTTGCAGCCTGCGACGTTTGGGTTCGCACATGTGTACTTCTATACTGCTTTCTCTCGAGAAAGTTTTTTCACAGTATCCGCAAGTGAATGTCATTTTTTGTCGTTGCCACTGGCTCGGTTGTAACTATCTATTTCTTTTTGTGTGACCAGCTGTGCCATCACGTCAATCTCATCATCTTTGTAGGTGGGAAAGATTGCCATCAACGTTCGTCGCTTGGCACTGAGTCCTGCTTCTTTTTTCTTAGGCGCTATCCAGTTGTGCCTCATCACTCCCATGCCCGGACTGGCAGCAGTTGCACACAGCCATTGTAGTTTGGTATGCTTGGCTATGTCAAAGAAGTTTTTGTTCAAATAGTGATTGGTGCTTTGCACGTAGTATTCTTGAAGTTGTCTACTGCCGCTGACTGCGCTGCCCCACCGTATCATGAGATAGGTACTGAATTTTTTTCGTTCCTCTAAAGTAAGTTCATCATAGAATGCACGATTCTTTGCGTCCAGTTGCCGCATCTCGTTGTTGATGTTTAGTTTATCGCTCATGTTGTTTTGGTCAGGTGGTAGATCATTATAGCACGTTCCAAGGCATCGTGTAAAGTGGGATTGGTCTTGGCTGTTCGGCGTATGTCGCCCCAGAGTTTGGCCTCCTGCAAGGCGTCATGTCGTTGTGCCATTCCTGCTCTGATGTCATGGTCTCGTCGTTCTTCATGTGTGTCGTAGTCATATCCTATTTCCGTTCGTGTGCTGGGATCAGCACCAGCTTCGCGAGAATACACTGTGTTGCCAACACGTTCGTAAACAAGAGTTGCGCCAGGCTTGAGCTGTCCCATTACCAGGCCTTGTTATAGTCCACTATCTCGCAGTTGCGGCTGATGTCTTTGACAAAATACACACAGTCGGGTTCTGCGTCATCGTTTAACGGCACAGACAACAGCTGACCATTTTTTAGTTTGGGTGCAAACCAATTGACTTCGTGATACACATCCAAGATTTCAATGTCAGGAAAGCTGGGTCTGAAACTGGTCAGCGGATTGAATTGAAATACTTTAAACCCACGGTCATTTATACTGGTGAGTGGCAGCACTTCGAGGTCGCCCACATCAGGTTCACCAATAAGTATCTGCCAGTCCATGGGCATTTTTATAGTGGCATCACCTATTCGCAGCACCAGGGCAGGGGCATTAAAACTTTCCAGGAATATAAGTGGGATAAAATGATAGTCTGGATCTTTGGGATCTGAGTTATCTAGGATGGCAAATCTCATATCATCTACTTCGTCGGGCAAGTGATCCAAGTCATAAAAGCTATTGTCTAAGGTTAATATACGCATGATGTCTAAGTATACAAGATTGTTATGGATTTGTCAAGTCTTTGACAGTTTTATTATTTCCGCATGCACAGCATCTGCTACTTTTTGCTGAGTGGCCTGATCTGTATGAAAAGGTCGATCGTCATTGTAGTCTGGGTGCATGACATAAGTATCACCTATCATCTTGCCTTGCATTTGATAATCGAACATGGCACGACCCAGTGACAGTTTCATGTCTATTGGAACAATTCCTGATTTTTCTGCTTGATGATGCCAATGCGCCAGAATCCAAGAGTCAACTTCCTGATACAATGCTTCGTTAAAAAAATATTTAAAATGGTATTCAATGGCTCGGAGTTGATCTTTGGTAATTATCAAGGTAGGATTGTTTTCAAGTCCTTGTGGCACTGTGCCCAGTATGGGTGCGTCATTGTCGGGAGTTTGTACTCCATTGGAAGATGTGCAAATTGGGTTGTGCCCAACATAAGTGGTGTAGGAACTTTCATCATCCGTGAATGGATATATGAAATTTTTCAATCCCTTTTCAACTTGAAAATTGTCATTTACTAACAAGTTCAGCCGGCTGCTCCAGGTGCTGTGATACAATAAAAATCTACATCCAATTTCAACTGCTTCTCGCATTTGCCAGGCAATGCCAAGATTGGTCATAGAAGACCTTGCCAAACACAATACCGAATATCCATATTGATCTTGCAATATTTGGCTGTAATGATCTCTAGCCTTGCTAGTTGCCGAACTAAAACTGTCACCACACACTATTATGTCAAATTTCATTTTATCTTCATCCATTCCAGTTTCTCGGCAGTGAATGGATAGTTGGCTTCTTTGTAAAACACCTTGCGTTTGTTCAGGTGTCTGCGAGCAAATTTGCATGTACTAGTGATATCCCATATCTGCACATGATCTTTGTCTTCAGCTTTGCGGATGCCGCGCCCGATGCTTTGTATCACTCGCACAAAACTTTTTCCTGGTTCAATCAGCACCAGATTAAAGATCCGTGGTATGTTGATGCCCACAGCAGCCACACCATATGTGGCCACAATGATCTTGCCGTCGCTCACAGCAATCTCATCATATTCTTCCTGACGTACTTTGGCCTTGGTAGCACCAGAAACAAACACAGCATGTTCACCCAGACGTTCTACCAGTTGCCGACCGCATTCGGTCCGATCAACCAAGACCAAGGTATTGCCTGTTTCATTAACTCGTTGTATAAGCGCGGCCATGGTATCCAAGCGTCCAGATTCTTCCAGTAGGTATTTTAGCTCTGCTTGATAGTCAGCGTATTCCACATGATCCACCAATTGCACTATGTTCACATGACAGTTGGCCAATACCCCAGCATCTTGTAGTGTGCTTGCAGACAGTCTGCTGATAACTGGTCCTAGGCTGACCAGCAAGGCTTGACTTTCAAACAGTTCTTTGGGCACTGTTCCGGTCAAGCCCCACCGAATTGGCACCCTAGCCATCACACCTGTGAGTAGAGTTTTTAGTGCATCTGCTTTGGCCATGTGTACTTCATCCACTATCACACACACAACACCTTCAATGAACTCTTGAATGGTACAATCGCCTATGCCAGATTTGGTGTTCTTCATGAGATTGTTTAGACTTTGCCAAGTACAGATGGTATGTGTTCGGCCGTATTCTTTTCTGTCGCCAAAATACACACCCACATCTAATCCCATGTTGATGTAGTCTTTTTCTGTCTGTGTGACTAGACTCTTGTTGGGCACAATCACTATGCTACGACCATATGCACTGACTGCATTGCTGAGAGCTGCTGTCATTATGGTTTTGCCTGCACCTGTGGCCACTTCTTGTATGCATTGTGGATTGGTTAGAAAGTTGTTGATGATCTCCACCTGGTAGTCACGCAACAAGATTGGTTGGCCTGCTGCAGGATGGTGCTCAGGCCATGCTTTGTTTGCATAACTTTGTTCCGTTACCTGAGCAAACTCAAATGTAGTTGAGTATTCTCTGCGGTCATCCAATTCAATGTCGTAATCAAATCGTTCTAGCAAAGGAATAATATCCGGCAACAGATTGATATATGTGCTGCCGCCCAGTTGGAAGTAAGATACCTTGCCATCCCAGCGACCCAGCCGTACTGCCGGCAAATATCTTGCATAAGGTATGTCATATTTGAATGACTTGACCAAGGCTTTGCGAGCATCAAGATCTAGTCCTTCAATCTTGATGTTCACTTCGTCACGTATTTGTATTGTGCATTGTTTCATTTGATTATTATATACGATTTGTTAAAAATTTACGACCTTGATATTTTTTAACATCTGATGCCGGGAAATCATGTCTATGATTTGTTCTTTGGATTCGTTGTTGATTAGTTTTCCTAATGTAATGCTTCCTAAACTTAGTTTAGGATCATATTTTTTATAATCTTGTGATTGAAAAAAATCTTTGTTTTTGTCATAGTAGTCCCAGATATTTGTTTCGGTAGTTTGAATATCTTGCTGAGAATAATTTGCAAACTTTACAGTAAAGTCAAAACACATGTGATGTTGAGGCCGAAATGCGTCAGGAGCAATGTATTGATCGTTGTCGTGCCATAGATCGTATAATGTTTTGCCAATTTCACAATAGTTTAGGCGCAAATCACCCCAGTCTTCATGTAATGTAAACAAATCAAATTCATCGTTGGTTATTGTGTCTCGATAAGGTTTGTATTTCCAAGTGGCAACAAATCTAGGAAAAGTATTCAATGTCTCATAACGATGTATCCAGATGTTCAAATCTCCCAACGCATTTTGTACTTCAACCGGTGCATTACAAAAAAATTCATTGCTAGACTGTTGATCATACAGCCCGTGATAAACTTCAAATATGTGGTGAAGATAATTAAGATCATCTTGTGTAATGGTTTGTGCAATATTTCTATCAACCAATCCTGGAGAATAATTGTTTATAATTCTGACCAAATAGCGCAAATGCTCAACCACGCTGTCATGGGTATATTCTGAATTTGGAAAATTATAGAACCGTTTGATATCATCCCAAGGTTGCCCTGAATCAATAAATAGAGCTAGGTGCTTCAGCCACTTCTGTGTTATACTTGTGTCTAAGAGATCAAATTGTAAATCATAATCACTGCGATTATTGGTAAGAGTAATAACAACTTTTTGCATAGGCCTAATAATATGGAGACAATTGATGTAGAACTTTTGGTGCAAGGGCAGTTTTGTAATGAATGGCCTTGCATGGAAGTTAGTGGGAACAATCATATTTATTTTACTGGAAATGTACAGGAAATACAAGTGATTCGATTCCGTATGCCTGCACAACACACCAATGAAATAATTATACGCCATACAGATAAAAGATTTGGAACAAATGGAGTTTGGGATGTTGAAGCAGTTGATGACACTATCATAAAAGATCGTGCCATAAAATTATTAGATTTTAAACTGAACAATATCAGTATTAAATCTTGGATTTTTGACAGCTGCCAATTTGTCACCGATCATGGTGATCGCTTGCAGACTGATTATTTTGGACACAATGGACATCTAATTATTCCGTTTGATTGTCCGTTATACGAATGGATTATATGTAATTGTGTAAAGCCAAAAGCCAATCCAAAGTTTCGTGATTTTGTAATCAATACCACAGCCGAAAATTTGTTTGATTACACCAAGGACATTGAAGAACTTAACGATATTGAAAGAATATTAAATCAACATGCACATCTGTTTGATAAATTTGCCAAGGTATGAAATCCATCGGCCGCCATTGAGCTTGGCCTTGTTGTCTGAAATTTGCAATCAAGAGCAAGTTGATTACAACTGTGTCGATCTCAGTTTGTTGATTTGGCAAAAATTACCAGACAATTTTGAAACCATAGACAACTACTGTATCACTCAAAGAATCGATCCTGATACCTTGCAACAATTAAAAGAATTGATTGATCACATGGTCAAGCAACAACTTGATTGTTATCCTAATACAGTGTTTGCATTGTCATTGTTGAGCATCTGGAGTCAACCAGTATGCGAACTAGTGTGTGCAAGCATCAAGGCACAAAGCAACTGTGAAATATTGTTAGGTGGTCAAGGGCTGGCTAATGAATCATGGACTCAAGAACAATTGGACCGCGGACTTGCTGATAGTTACATTGTGAATGAAGCAGAAATTTCTTTTAGGCAATGGCTTCAAGGTGCTAGATCTGGACCTGGTATCAACAATTATAATTTTGAACAAATTAATAACTTAGACCAACATGTGGTAATTCCTGACTACAGAAAACTTCCAATAGATCAATATCCTTATCTTGACAGTACCAGTTTTTTTATCACTGCCAGTCGTGGGTGTGTGCGTAACTGTGCTTATTGTGACATTGGACATCAATGGAAGAACTACCGTTATCGCAGTGCGGCCAGTGTGTTCCAGGAAATGATCACACAATTTGAAAGGCATCAAGTAACTGATTTCTTTTTTACTGATAGCCTTATAAACGGTAGTATGAAAATGCTGAATGAATTATGTGATTTACTGATCGAATACAGACAAAATAATCCTCAGGCTCGATTTACCTGGCAAGGTCAGTATATTTTTCGTCCACGTAGTTCTGTTAATCTTGACCATATCAAAAAAATGGCAGCCGCTGGGTTGAACTTTTTGGTAGTGGGATTGGAAACTGGTAGTGATCGAGTACGAATTGACATGAACAAAAAACACACCACCGACGATGCAGAATGGTTTTTAGAAGAATTTAAAAATCACGGAATAAAATGCAGGCTGTTGATGATCACTGGATGGATAAATGAAACTGATCAAGACCATCAAGAAACGTTGCAATTATTTCCTCGTTGGCAAAAATATGTAGCAAGCAATACCATAACTGGCATTGAATTAGGCAGTACATTGAGCATCTTGGAACATGCACCGGTGGCCTTGAGAGTGCCGGATCTAGGTATAGAAATGTTAAACAACAAAGGATACCTGTGGTTTAATCCTACTAATCCTGACCTTACCATAGCCGAACGAATGAGACGACGAGTTGAAACGCACAGACATGCTATAAAATATCATTGGCCTATCACACGTAGTTTATACAGACTGAGTACTATCAAATCAAATTTGTTGGAAGCAATTGAATACTTGTCAGCCACTGCTGAACAGCGTATTGTGTTTCCTATTAAGCAGATCAAAAAAACAGGCTCCGAAGAGCCTGTTGTAAAAACCCAGGGCGGAGCCAACCAATCCCCGGGGTAAAACTCAATCAGTAAATATTAATAGCAATGCAGTTAAGAACAGTGCCCACCACAGCTCGCCCACAAACACCAAGATGAGCACTGCTATCCAAGCCATATCAGGCTGCTTTCATGCAAGTGGTCTCAGCTAGGCGTTTCCAGTTGCCTGCGCTGAGTTTACGCAAGTCAGCAATCTTCAGGGCCATACGCAGGCTCATCTCGCGCAGGCGATTTTGATTGGCATTCATGAAGTCAATGATCTCGTCTTGCATGCAAGGCTCAAAATCATAGTCTTGGAACAACACACCATCTTTGGCAATCTGCTTGATACGCAAGATCTTGTCTTGCATGGTGTCAAGCGTCAAGTCCAAATAGTGGCAACGACTTTGCAGTGCATCCAAGTGATCTCGCAGTTTCTGTGATTTCATTGTTTCAAACTTCAAGTTGGTGATAAAGATCACACTACCTTTGAAGTCGAATTGATCTGGGATGCCTTCACGACGCAAGGTGCTA